AATCTAACTGCTAAATCGTGGTTGGTTACTGATGAGCATGGTGTTGTATTGGCATCAGAAAATCCTGATAAAGTTAGGACTATTGCTAGCATTACAAAGCTCTTGACTTCTATAGTTGTACTTGAATCTAATGTAAATTTAGATGATAAGGTAGACACAAAACCATTTGGTTCTATCTCTAGAAGAGAATTAATGACTATGGCAATGGTTAGAAGTAATAATACCGCTGCGGATTTATTATGTAGAACCTATCCTAGTGGATATAAATCATGCATTTCTAGTATGAATAGTAAATTACAAACACTAGGAATGGGTAAAAGTAAAGTATACGATTCTACCGGTCTTGATAGACGCAATGTCTCTACAGCAAACGAACTAATACTACTAGTGCAAGAAGCAGAAAAACATCCAGAACTCATCGACATAACTCAAAATTCCGCAATAGAAATTAAAATCAAACGTAAATGGTTTGTATTCAAAAACACCAATCCTCTTATAGGAAATACTCACGACATCCAAGTAAGTAAAACTGGATGGACCCGCAAAGCAGGTGGGTGTATCGTTATGTCTATGAACACAGACAAGGGAAAACGTATAGTGGTAGTATTGGGATCTAGAAGTCCTAAGACGAGAATTCCAGAAGCGGAATTCATTTCACAGATATAGGTGTACTTTAATTGAGTAGTATGTTATAATGTATCTTTAATTGACAAAGGAATGAATATGGCCGGTAAAGCAACTTCAGTGTATTTAAGTGTTGTAGATAAAAAGACACATATTACGTCTGAATCAAGAAAGTTCTTCAAGATGGCAGAGTTAAATGCCTATATTTCAACAGAAGAATTCAAAGAAAAGTATCCTTTAGATGTGTATTACATAGTAAAAGAAACATATTAATAGCAAAATAAGTGTGTACTTTAATTCAGCTTTATGATATAATGTATCTATAAATTGATGAAGGAGCTATATTATGAATAAGTATGTGATTGAATATGAGGTTGTAGGAGTTTTGTCAGGTAACAGATCTGAAAGATTGAAAACCGTGCAACCAATTCATTCTGAAAGTAAGTACAATGCAATTGCTATGTTGGCCCAACGGATCAATGATCACCACAAAAATTGGATAGATATCTTCAGTGTTGAAGAAATTAACTAAAATAAGTGTGTACATTAATTCGTATTTAGCTTATAATTACTTATAAATTAAATAAATGAGAAGGAAATATATTATGAAAACAGCAAAACAACATTTCGAAAATACCTACATGGATAACAACGTTATTCGTTGGGTTTCAAACGACACAGTTCCTCCAAAAGATATCTTGGCTGAATTATGTGTTGCAGGTTACATCACATCAGAATGTCTTTACGACAGCATCTCTACAAAAAACAAAGAAGACGATGCTTTCTTAGAACAGTACATCGCTAACCGTCGTAAGTTTGGTTACTCAGACGAAGAAAAATTCGAAATGCAAGCTGCATTTGCTGGTGAAACCGTTATTGATATTTTTACAGGTGAGGAAGTTTCTTATGCGTAATAGTAGATATAAAGTTGAGTATCAAGGTGCAGGTGATGGAGAATTTTTTATGTGGTTTGACGATTTAGAAACCGCTAGTCGCTTCGCTGACACAAAACGCTTTTCAACTATATGGTGCTTTTACAATGAATAATGCAATCAAGTGGGCAGCCACTGCAGTTACCCTCTACGGAGCTCTTCTAACGAGTCTCCAAGTTACCCCTCTAAACATTTATGTATTGAATCTAGCTTCAGCCATTTGGTTGATCTGGGCCATGCGAGTAAAAGATAAACAGTTATTTGTAGTTAACCTTGGTCTATTGGCAATCTATGCCTTAGGTCTAATCATCTAGGAGAAAGTATGAAAGCAGATAAAAACTTCAACATGGCAAAACCTATCAAAAAGATTTTGTCTACCATTTTGGATCCTGTAGAACGTAAGATCTTCAAGGACGCCATGATTTCTGCTCAGTTGGATTATGAAGCAGCAAAGAAAAAGTCATTGACTTCTAAGAAAGAAAAGGATGCAGCATAATGAGTGCTGATTTGTTAGAACTATTACGCGATAAAGATAATGGAGGAGTATACGTTGAATTCACAAAGGTTGATGGTACGGTTAGAAAGATGTTGTGCACTCTTGCAGAAACCCTCATCCCAGAAGATGCTCGCCCAAAAGTTGTTGAAGACACAGTCATCAAGGCAGCAGACCCTGCCGCTCCTGCTCCTACCACGTGCAGGGTCTATGACCTAGAAAAGAAAGCCTGGAGATCCTTTCGTTTGGACTCAATTTTATCAGTAACCGTTTGGGAGTAATTATGATTAGTAATGAAGTAGACCGTAAGAAATTCAAAAGCGCCTTGCAGGAAATTAGCAATAGTTTCACTCGTATGGCAGCAGAAAAGGAATTGATCAAAGAGATCGTTGATGATCTTGCTGAGTCATTTGAACTTCCCAAGAAGACCGTTAACAAATTGGCTCGTATCTATTACAAACAGAACTTAAGCCAAGAGGTTGAAGAGTTCGATGAAGTCCAAGCCTTGTATGAAGAAATTGTTAACTTCACAAATTAGATTTGCAATTATCAAAATGCCATCTAGGCATAGTTTTAGCCCCGCCTTCTTTACCGCAGTGCGGGCATACAATTAAAAGTTGTGGTTTCGAATTAGATTTAGATAGCTTTTGTCTTGATAATAAAGATCTATTAGCTGAGGCATAGGCTATCTTTTTTCTAGTTTCATCTGATGGGTTTGCTAAAGATTTAGATAAAGATAATTTATGTGAAAGTGATAATGCTCTACCAGTTCTAGTGTTTGACATTTTTTGTCTAGATTCATTAGAATGTTTTGCGCCAGATACTCCATCACCACCATCTGTTTTATTTAGGAGAATACCAGTATTAATATCTTTACGACCCCACCAACGTATCATTCTACGCTCAAGGGCTAAGGCTCCAAGTTCTGTTAGGTTTGTTTCTAGGAATACTATTTTAGATTTGTCTTTTGGAACCGTGATTCTGCAATGATGACTAAAGGCTCTATCATTTTTACCCTTACCAATATAATATGGGGTGCCATTGGATTTTCTAACGTAAGCGTAGACGTAATAAATAGACATGCTGATACTCCCTAAAAGTGTTAGAGCAGTTGGATATCCCCATATCGCGAACTGCATATACTTTATTTATACAAATAAGTGTACATTAATTAATAATTAGTGTATAATATATTCTTGAGTCGAGTAAGACTAGTTAAATAGGAATAAGATTATGGCGACTAGCGCACAAATTGAACGTAAGAAAGAAAAGTTAGATAGAGCACTTGCTGCCCAACGTGGTGGTGTGGGCGAACCTATTGTTACAAAAGACAACTACAAGGTCGACTTAATGTTGGCACTTAATTGGTATAATGCCAACGAGGAGTCATCCAAGTTAACCAAGTTTGGTATTGAGTACCTCAAGAAATCTAAGAAAGATGAGTACATCAAGTACTTCAATCTTGCATCTGATTTTGAGACCAACCAATTGGCAACTCTAATGCGATTGGTAATACGTGAACAGTACTTGTCCGATGAGCATAAGGCTCTAATCGATTCTCGTCTTACTACGATCAAGGCCAAGTACACTGACAAACTAGAAGAAAAGCTAGAGGAAAAGAAAGTGGCTGAAGCATTAGGCATTATAACTCCAAGTGTACTTGACCGTGTGACTGAAGTTGCTCGTAAACACATGGCTGAAATTGATTATGAGATTGACAAGTTTGTGCAAAACAAATCATCATCATTCTCTTTTAAAGAGTACGCCATCAAGAATGGTTTATCGTCTGCTGTTACTAAAAAGGTTGCAGCATTCTATAAACCACTATTGAAAGAATTGAATGAAGTGCTTGAAGGTAATGATGAAGACCTAAATGAAGGTTATGCATTCTTATCAAAGGCACAGATCAAAAAATTCCAATCGTTTGTAGAATCTATTGTTACTGACTCTGAAACCCAAGTACTATCTGCAAAAGCAAATCGTATGCCACGTGCTCGCAAAGAAAAACCAGCAAGTGTGCAGGTAGCTAAGATGCAGTACCTAGAAGAATTTGCTGAGTTAGGATTAAAGAGTATCCATCCTACTAAGATCGTAGGTGCTCAGCAATTATGGGTATACAACACTAAGAACAAAAAGTTAGCAGTGTATTACTCTAATTCTACCAAGGGGTTTAGTGTGAAGGGTACTAGTATTCAATCATGGGATATTGAAGTAAGTGCTCAGAATGGTTTACGTAAACCTAAGTTAACCATTGAAGAGGTAATGACTGGAGGCAAGCAGCAACTCCAGAAGCTCTTGTCTAAATTGACTACTATTACCACTAAGCCAAATGGCCGAATTAACTCAGACACCATCTTATTGAGGGTATTATAATGGTAATTCTCGACTACAATCAGGTAGTGCTGTCCAACATCTTTGCCTTTCAGGCGGATCTTATTCGTAATGCTAAGCAAGAAAAGATTGAAGAGTCAATCAACATTATTCGTCATGCTGTATTGTCATCCATTAAATTCTATAAAAAGAAATATGGTAAAGAATACGGTGAGTTAGTTATTGCCTGTGATGGCCGTAACTATTGGCGCAAGGAAGTGTTTGAATTCTATAAAGCTGGTCGTGCTAAGGCTCGTGATAAGTCTGATCTTGATTGGAAGTTTGTATTTGAAACACTAAGCAATATTCGTGAAGACCTTGAAAAATACTTTCCCTATAAGGTATTACACTTAGAACGCTGCGAAGCCGATGATGTGGTGGCTGTGTTAACTAAGTGGACCCAGTCTAATGGTTACATACAACAAGGTCTAATGGAAGAGCCCCAGAAGGTCCTAATCGTCTCCAGTGATAAGGATTTTAAACAATTACAGAAGTATCCTAACGTCCGTCAATGGTCTCCTATGCAGAAGAAGTTTGTTGAGGGTGGTAAGTTAGGTGAATACTTAATTGAGCATACTGTACGTGGTGATGGTGGTGACGGCATCCCTAACATATTCAGTAAGGATGATGTGTTTATCAATGCCGAAGATCGTCAGACTGCAGTTACTGCTAAGAAGCTTGCACGCTTTATGGAATTAGGTAAAGATGCTTGTGAGAACGATGAACAGCGCCGTAACTGGGATCGTAATCAAACTCTAGTTGATTTTGAATTCATTCCAGAAGACGTATCAAAAACTATTATAGATAGTTATGAGAACAAGAAAGTTCTAGGTGATAAGATGTCAATCATGAATTATCTTATTAAAAACAAATGCCATTTATTATTGGATGATCTAGAGGATTTTTAAATGCAAAAATATTTACCTGAATTACTAACTGAAATTAATGATAACCCTGAACTTTTAACTAAACTTAAAGGCGATGCTTCTCTTACGATATTGTTTCAATTTGCCTTTGATCCAGCCAAGAAGTTCCTGTTGCCTGAAGGCGATCCACCATACAAACCAGATGCTGCTCCTATTGGCATGAGTATGGGTATTTTACGCCAAGAATTGAAACGCTTCTACGTATTCTGTAGAGCAGATCTTCCAGCAGTACGTCGTGAAGATCTATTCATTCAATTGTTAGAGGGTGTCCATCCATCAGAAGCCGAGTTATTGCTTTCTGTTAAGGATCAGACTCTTAACAAAAAATACAAAAAGATCACTCATCAATTAGTGTATGATTTAGGGTTTGTTAAAGTACCTCCTCCAGTAAAAGCTCCTAAGGAACCTAAGGCAAAAAAGCCTACAGGAGTAGCAGAGTAAAAGTGAAGGAAGAACCTGTTACTCTCTCAAAAAGGATATTTAAATCGATTAGGAACTTATATGATAAGATTAGGTGAAATTGGTAAATATGTTTTTGGTTTGGAATTCATTTCTGGATTTGCAATTGGTTTAACCTTCTATTGGGAAGCCCAAGCAGCAATTTTGGAATTGGGTATTGTGAGAATTATAATTGACTGGGACATCGATGAATCCTGATTTTTTAATCAATCAAGAAGCCAAGTTAGGTGATATTCGTAATGTGGCATACAGCCATTTAGGTTTACATTCATATGAATTAGAAGAGTATGGCAGATTGATTGCCAAAATTGACTCAACTAGGTATACCAACTTACCTCGTAAAGCTAAATTAGTTCTTGTTACGGCTATTAATCCTACACCCGCTGGTGAAGGTAAGACCACTACGACTATTGGTTTATCAGATGCTTTATGCAAACTTGGTAAAAAGTCTATTGTTTGTCTCCGTGAACCTGCTCTAGGTCCTGTCTTTGGCATCAAGGGTGGTGCTACTGGTGGTGGTTACTCTCAGGTAGCTCCATCAGATAAGATCAACCTACATTTTACTGGTGACTTTGCTGCAATTGCTTCTGCTCATAACTTACTTGCAGCAATGATTGATAACCATATCTGGCAAGGTAATGAATTAGGTATTGATAAGGTTACGTGGCGTAGGGTTATTGATATGAATGACCGGGCCTTAAGAGATCAGTTCGATATTGTGGTAGCGTCAGAAGTGATGGCTATCTTATGTTTATCGACCTCACCGGGTGACCTCAGGGACCGCCTAGCACGTATAGTAATAGGATACAATAAGGAAAAAGAGGTCACTTCTGGGGACCTCCGGGCGGCGGGAGCAATGGCTGCTTTACTTGTAGAGGCTATCAAACCTAACCTGGTACAGACTTTGGAGAACAATCCAGCCTTGGTACATGGCGGTCCATTTGCAAACATAGCTCACGGATGTAACTCTGTTATAGCTACTGACCTAGCAATGAAACTTGGTGAGTACGTAGTAACTGAAGCAGGATTTGCCTCTGAGTTAGGTGCTGAAAAGTTCCTAGACATTAAACGTAGATCTTCTGGTTTAAACCCAGATGTGGTAGTTATTGTTGCTACCGTACGAGCTCTTAAACACCACGGTGATGGCGATCTAAGTGTAGGATTTAATAACCTTAAAGCTCATATCCTAAACATGAGAGACAACTTCAATCTTAGAACTGTGGTATGCATTAACAAATTCAAAGATGATACCCAAGAGGATCTAGATTATATTCAACATAATGCCAAAGAATATGCCGATGACTGTGTAGTATCAAATCATTGGGGTAAGGGTTCTGCTGGTGCTCTTGATCTAGCTAATTCAGTTATCTGTACTGCTTCTAAGTCAGACGGAAAAGCAACATACATCTATGACTCATCTGATCGTTTTACTGATAAGATCTCTAAGGTAGCTAAGAAAGTGTATGGAGTTAAGGATGTATTATTCCCATTAGAGGTACAAGTAAAGCTTAGGGACTGGCAAGAAAAGTATGGTGAATTCCCAATCTGTGTTTCTAAAACCCATAAATCAATTCTACCAGTACCAGGACAGAACTTTGTTTGGGTGAATGATGTGGAACTAAGAGCTGGTGCTGGGTTCATTGTAGTCAAATTAGGTAATGTAATCACTTTACCAGGACTACCAAAAATACCAGCAGCAGAGAATATTGATGTCATTGATGGCAAAATTGTAGGGATTAACTAATGAATGCAATATTAGTAATCTGCGTATATAACCTGCTAATATTGGTAGGTACTGCATACTTGGTAGAATATAGAGAATGGAGTCCCTGGTGGTTTCTTTTGTCCATGTGTTGTTTATTTACTTTAAAAGAATACAAAAAGTAGTGTACATTAATTCCCGTTTGGTATATAATAGTATCTTAAATTGATTAATACACAACAAACGGAGATTATATTATGGCTCATGAAATAGCAAAAACAGCAGCAGGTGCAGATGCAATGGCTTATGTTGGTGAAACTCCTTGGCACGGTCTAGGTGCTAAGCTTGACGAAAACTCAGACATGGAAACTTGGGCACAAGCCTCAGGTTTAGACTTTGAGTTGGATACAGTTCCAGTTCAAAATGGTAATATCGTTCTTAATAACAAGAACATCGTATACCGTAAGGATACAGAAGTTGGTCTTTCAGTAGTATCAGATAACTACAAACTAGTTCAACCACGTGAAGTGTTGGAATTCTTTGCAGATTACGTTGAAGGTACTGCTAAGTTGGAAACTGCTGGTGTTCTTCATGACGGTAAACGTTACTGGGCAATGGCTAAGATCGACGGTGAGATTGATATTGCTGGCGATATCAGCAAACCTTACATCCTTCTATCATCTTCATGCGATGGTTCATTAGCTACTCAAGCTCGTCTTACTACAGTTCGTGTAGTATGTAATAACACATTGTCAATGGCTACTCAAGGTCATGCAGATGTAGTTATTCGCCACAACTCAGTATTCGATGCTGGTCAAGCTAAACTTAAACTAGAAGGCGTTTACGAATCTCTAGCTTCTCATACTGCTGCAATGAAAACTCTAGCAAAATTAAAAATGTCAAATAAAATGGCATCTG